CAGAAGGTAGTACAGGCCAAGGTTCAAGCCGAGAAAGAACAGGTGTTAAACACTTGGGTGGAACGGGTTAACCAGGCCAAAGCAGCGATGCCAGATTTTGAGCGAGTGGTAAAAAGCGCAGACATGACGGTAGTCAATGAAGTGCGAGATGCCATATTCGAGTCAGATGTCGGGCCGCAGTTGTTGTACCACCTTGCTGATAACCCTGAGTTCGTTGAAAAGCTGCAAGGGATGACGCCATCAGCACAGTTGCGACAGATTGGGAAGTTAGAGGCCATGTTTGAGAAACAAGACTCAAAGCCTGTTGTGCAGAGAAGTAAGGCAAGCGCACCGATTAATCCTATTCGGTCAGCCGCTAACGGGCGCGATGTTGCATTGACTGCTGATGGGCAGTTTCATGGCAGCTTCCAAGCCTGGAAAGCCGGTAGACTGAATGGGCAAATTCGATAACCATTTTTCTAGGAAATATCATGGCAAATAATTTGCTTACCATCAGCATGATCACCAACGAAGCGTTGATGGTGCTGGAAAACGAACTGACTTTTACGAGCCAGGTTGAACGTAACTACGATGACCAGTTCGCTGTAACCGGCGCAAAGATTGGCGCGACATTGAATGTCCGTCGTCCTGGCCGTTTTATTGGCACCAGTGGGCCAGCGTTGAACGTTGAAGACTTTAACGAGACTTCTGTTCCCGTTACCCTAACCACGCAGTTCCACGTTGATACGCAGTTCACCACGCAAGACCTGGCGCTGTCACTTGACCGCTTTAGCGACCGAGTGCTGAAACCAGCCGTCGCTGCTATTGCCAACAAGATTGACCGTGATGGTTTGGTAATGGCTAAAAACGCCACTGCCAACATTGTCGGCACTGCCGGTACTGTCCCGACCAGCTTGCTGACCTACCTGACCGCAGGCGCGTATCTGGACTCTGAGGGCGCACCACGCGATGGTCGCAGGGCTTGCATTGTTGAACCGTTTACCGGCGCAACAATCGTGGACTCGCTTAAAGGTCTGTTCGTGCCATCCAACACCATTGCCAAGCAATACGAGCGCGGCATGATGGGCAAGGACTCGGCAGGCATGATGTGGAAGATGGATCAGAACGTTGTTAGCCAGACTTTCGGTTCCTACGCTACTGCTACTTTGGCTTGCGCTACCACAACGGCAACGGGCTTTCTAACCAGCGGCTGGGCATCAACGTCCACCATTGCTCTGACTGCTACTACTGCTACGGCTGGACTCAAGCAAGGCGACACCATCACCATTGCAAACATCTTTGCAGCTAACCCACAGAATCGCGCTGCTTACGGCTCCAACCGTCTGCGTAGCTTTGTCGTGCAGGCTGATGTGACTGTTGGGACGGGTGGTACGACTTCTGTGATTGTCAGCCCTGCTGTGATCACTGCTGGTCAATTCCAGAATGTGGTTGTCAACAGCACCAGCGCTACCGCAGTGGTAACCCCGTTCAACAACACAGGCACGGTTTCTCCGCAGAACATTGTGATGCACAAAAATGCGTTCACGATGGCCTGTGCTGACCTTGAGCTGCCAGATGGTGTTCACTTTGCTGGCCGTGCTGCTGACAAAGAACTGGGCCTGTCTATGCGTGTTGTGCGTCAGTACACCATCAACAATGACTCTATCCCAACCCGTGTAGACGTTCTCTACGGCTGGGCACCGCTGTACCCCGAGCTTGCTTGCCGGGTTGCCGCTTAACACTCACCATCAAGGAGTAACTATCATGGCAAATCCAGGCGCAGCAACAACCACAACGGTTCACCCGCAAGTTCTGTCCAGCAACCAGGCTATTCGCTTGATTGCTTACGCAACTGGCGTTTCTGTCAATGCTACCGGCGATGCGGCAATTACCTTGCCCGTCATCAATACCACCACCTACAACATCACCAATGTTGTCATCACAAATGCCAACAGCAACGTAGCTACTGCTGCCTTGGCACTGTGGACAGGTGCCGGCGGTACGGGCACTGAAATCGTCACCAACGCAGCGTTGACCAACAACACCAGTTCAGCCTTTGTCACCAAATCCACGGTGGTGGCGGCAACTGGCACGGCAAACATTTCGGCGCAAGTGTTCTACGTCCGGATCGGAACTGCTGTTGCTGGTGGCACGGTTGACGTTTACGTGTACGGTACTGATTTCACAGCGTTCTAAACTCTGTTTTATCAAAAACAAAAGGGAACTGTTCGCAAGGGCGGTTCCCTTTTCTACTAAAAAATTATGGCTACAACATCCCTATCACCCACGCCGAAACTGCAATTCTTTGATTTGAATGGCGCTCCGCTATCGGGTGGGAAGCTGTACACCTACGCTGCCGGTACAACAACGCCATTGGCGTCCTACACCGATTTCACTGGCAACATTGCCAACACTAACCCGATCATCCTAGACAGCCGTGGCGAGGCTAATGTATGGCTTAGTGGGGATGTCTATAAGTTTGCCTTGTACGACAGTACCAACGTGCTGATCTGGACAGTGGACAACATCAACGGCACCACTTTTGCCACTAATTTTACTGGCACAGGTTCGCAGGTTGCTTTTTCGGTAGTCAACGGTTTTACAGCTATATACATCAATGGCGTTTACCAGAATCGAAATACTTACACTGTCAGTAGCGGCACGGTAACGTTTAGCGAAGCACCGCCATACACATCTATCATTGAAGTTGTTTACAACTAGGAAATGCCATGCTAAAAACTACAACCTCAGTTATCAACGCCAGCCAAATTGCAACGCCAATCATCTTTCAGAGTGATGTTACCCTGTTATCAACCGATGCCGGAGCCGCTGCCGCGCCATTGCTTGATCTATACCGCAACTCAGCAAGCCCGGCAGCCTCCGACACAATTGGAGAAATTGAGTTCAACGGGCAAGACTCGGCAGGCAATAAGCAGCAATACGCTCTCATTCACGGATCAATTCTTAGCCCAACGTCAACGGCTGAAACAGGGCAAATTCACTTTGAGACTGCAACAGGCGGCGCATCTACCGAGAAGATGATTATCGGCACGACCAATCTTGTGATTAACGATATTGGCGCTATTTATAACGTGCGAATTGAAGGCGACACTGATGCCAATCTGTTTTTCACCGACGCAACTAACAGCCGTGTAGGTATCGGTATCATTACGCCAGCAGAAAAACTAGACGTTGTTGGAAATATTAAGCTGTCCGGAAATGTAATCCCTGCAAGTGGTTTTGGAATTGACTTTGCGGCAACGGCTGGAACAGGAACAAGCGAGTTGCTGGCTGATTACGAGGAGGGTATTTGGACACCTACTTTAGTTCCAACAGTCACGGGTTATACTTCTATAACTTATGACGCTGTAACAAAGGGAAAATACACAAAAATTGGAAGTTTGGTACAGATACAAGGTCTTATTAGAACTTCGGCCATTACTGTAGGCTCTGCATCAGGCGGGTTAACTATTGGCGATCTTCCATTCCAAGCATCTGCGGCTAGTTCTGGAACAGATAATGGCTCAGCGTCTATATCAATAGGATATGTTTTAAGTTGGGCAGTAAATGCACCCGTTCTAGGCGTTATTTTTTCCAGCGCGTCTTCCATAAATTTGTATACTAAAGCTACTGTTGCTGGCGGTGCGGTTAATCTTAATGCAGCAACAGATGTTGGAACAGGTGCTTCTGCAAACGTAATTTATTTTACCGCCACTTACAGAAGCGCAACGTAGGAAAAATTATGTCCTTAACAAAAGTTTCATATTCAATGATTACTGGCGCGGTGTATAACCCGCTAGATTACGGTGCAGACCCTACTGGAATTTCCAATAGCTCTCCAGCTATTCAAGCCGCGATCAACGCCGCAATTGCCGATGGCGGTGGCGAAGTGTTTATTCCGGCTGGAAGATACATTCTCTCTACCAGTCTTAAAATCCAAAACACCTACACTAACAACGTTTTCATAAAAATTACTGGGGTTGGGCAAGGAAATCCAGCAGTTGCTGCGGCAAGCACTTACGGGACAATTCTTGTGGCTCAAACTGGCTACATTGCAATTGATATGGCTGGCGGCAACAACACTACGTTGCAAGACTTTGGCATCATTGCTGGTCCAACAAACCCATCAACAGTTGGCATTTTGATGCAGCGCATTTTGCCTTCACCTTTTTGCGCTAAAAACAATTTTGTTCGTATTGCAATTGGCTTACCAACAAATCCAGCGGCTAACGGTGGTGTAGGGACAATTGGAATTATGAACAAGCGGGGTGAACACCACCACCATTACGATTGCTGGTATTACGCAGATAAATGTGTTATTGAAGATGGTAGCAGCGTATACCCTACCATTGTTTCACCAGACTATCCAGAATATCTTATTGGCGGCGCAACCCTGACTATAAATTATTTTGACAATGTTGCTTTTTTAGGCGCTGGATATGGCGAGTGCTTCCAAGCGTTCAGCACAGCTGTCGTAAAAATTGATGGAGGGTATTTTTTAGCGCAAAACGGGTTTGCCGCAATTTTGCTTTCAACTTTCAACGTGCAGTTTTCAGTTACTGAACCTCAAGTTGAATTAGGCGCTGGAACTCCTTTGGGTTTTGTAAGGGCTGTTTCTGGTGTAAAAGGGTTAAACATATCTGGCACTACAAACATCTCTGGTTTGACTGGGTTGCTTACTGCTAACGGCGCAGATGTGTCATTGTTAAACATTAAACTTGGCTCTAGTTTTGGTAAAGTTGTTGACACCACAACAGAGTCTGGTGGCGGTATTTACGGCGCTGTCATTCAGTATGACTCATCGCTCAGTCAAACTGTTCAAAGCACTGCAATATTTAATTCTGTCGTTTTAGACGGATCAGTCACCGCCACAAAACAAATTGACATCCGTACAAAAAACACAGGTAAAGCGTTTTCTACTGGCGGCATGGTGCCATCATCGGCTACGGATGGGACAGACGTTACTGCTAGCACTACAACAACGTATGTGTGTGAACTAAACCTTAACTGCTCTGCTTTGCTAACCGGCGCATCCATTTTGCAAGGTTCGACCGGCGCTGGCAACTGTACTCTGTATCTGTTAGATTACCAAGGCACACAACTTGCTAAAACAGCGTCATTTAGTGTTGCTGCTTCTACGGCTCAGTATGTAGGAAATAACTTTGCGACCAGTTATTTTGCCGCAGGTCCGGCACGCTACTACATCGCCGCGCAATTTGATAACGCCTCAAATAAGTTCAGGGCACACGTAATCGGTCTGTTTGGAGCTTCGTCCGTAGCGTCTACCTATGGGGTGCTGCCAACTTTTACGCCACCAACCACGTTTACAACAGACGTTGGCCCGATTGCAAGCACTTATTAACAAACAACTTCTTGGCGCACAATCTAAGGACTGTACCGGCCCGGCAGACCGGATTCTTGGTTTTGATTGGAGATCAAAATGGCTTTAGAAAAAATTGAAATTGTTGACCGAATTGAAGTTCTTGAGAACGGCTCAGTGCAAGTACGCACCAAGACCGCCATTATGGAAGATGGCAAACAGATTAGCGGCACGTTTCATCGCCACGTTGTCGTCCCCGGTGATGACTACAGCGGAGAGGATGGCCGTGTGAAGGGTATTTGTGCGGCAACGCATACGGCGGCTGTGGTTGCGGCGTACAAGGCGGCACAGGCTGCTGCTACGCCATAATCAGGCACGAGCCGCTGAATAACCTTGAAAGACAAAAATGACTCAAGAAGCCTTCCAACCACTTGGCCTAACAGTTAACTTCACGGGCGCAAACAGTGCGCCAACAGCTGTTCAACCTGGCCCGTCAAATGTGGTCAACACCAACTATCGGTTTGTCAATGTCGGTGCGGTGACTGTGTTTCTGGGCACGGGCACATCATCAGCGCTGGCTGTAACAGCAGCATCAACAACCACGGCTATCCCACTGGTGGCTGGCGCTGTTGAAATAATGAGTTTTCCCGCGGGAACATTCTTTACAGGCATTACAGCATCCAGCACTGCGGTGGTTTATGTTACGCAGGGTCAAGGGCTGTGACAACCCCCCAGGACATCATCAATCGAGCGCTGAAGGACATTGGCGCTTTAGCTGCGGGGGAAACCCCAGCGGCGGCAGATTCGGCAGATGCGTTCGATATGCTGAATGATATGTGCGCGCAGTGGTCAAACGAAACCATGATGGTCTTTTACAAGACAGAGATCATTTTTTCAACAACTCCAAATCAGGTGCAGTACACGATTGGGCCAGGTGGTCAGGTCGGTGCATCGTTTACCGGATCTATTGCTGGCACAACCCTGACGGTTACCGCCATCACCTCTGGAGCCATTGCGATCGGTCAAACACTGTCTGGCACTGGCATCACCGCAGGAACCACCATTGTGGGCTTCACAACGGGCGCAGGAGGCAATGTTAACGAGGTAGGCACCTACACTGTCAGCACCAACCAAACAGCGTCCAGCACCAC